AGGTCATTCACGATTGGCGATGGTCCCTCCGGCTGATCGGCGACGCGCTCGAAGACCTGCGCATCCGGCCCGTCGGCGTGATCCACGTGGGCGCGCATCTCGGCCAAGAGGTGCCGCTCTACCTGGCGGCCGGCTTCCCGCGGGTCACGCTGGTCGAGCCGGACCCGGAGAGTTGCGCCGTGCTCGCGGATCAACCGTGGATCAGCAATCCGGGCGTCGGTATCGTCAACAAAGCGTGCGGCGAGCGCGGTCGCGCCGAGTTCCATCGCATGATGGACGGCGCATTCTCCGGCCTCGCTCCGGACATGCGCCTGACCATGGTCGGTAGCTTCCCCGTTGACGTTGTGCCCGTGCTCGACATTCAGGTCGAGCACCCAGGGAACGTGCTCGTAGTCGATACTCAGGGCACGGAGTTGACCGTGCTACGGACTGCGGACCTCTCGCGTCTCGACCTCGTGATCGTCGAGACGCAAACCGATGGACCGAGTGCACCGGGGGCGCACTGGCCGGACCTCATGGCGTGGTGCCGCGAGGTCGGTTGGATGCCTCGGATTCAGTGGAAGCGAGATGACCGATGGTCCGACCTGCTGTTGACGCCGCGCCGACCGACCGAGGCGGAACCGACGTGATCGCCCCGCTGTGGACGATCCTCATTCCGACGCTCGGGCAGCGTGAGGCGTTGTTCCGGCGCCTGCTCGACGTACTGCTCCCGCAACTCGACGCGCACGCCGGCGCCGTGCGCGTGCTGGCGTGGCGGAACAACGGCAGTCCCAGCATTGGGCACATTCGGGATGGCCTGCTCGCCGCAGTCGAGGGCCCCTACGTCTCGTTCATCGATGACGACGACCTCGTGCCCGAGTACTACGTCGACGAGATCGTAACGGCCCTCGCGAGCCGGCCTGATCACGTCGGGTTCAAGCTCGAATACAGCGTCGACGGGATCACGAAAGAGATCGTCGATCACTCGCTTCGCTACGGTCGCTGGCACCGGAACTACGCCGGAACGCTCGTCCGGCACTTCACGCACATCGATCCGATCAAAACGGAGTACGCGCGCCGCGGCACGTTCGTTGTCCCGCGGCCGGGACGCGCCGAGGATCGGCATTGGGTCAAGCAGGTCACGGGTTCACCTGTAACCGAGACGTACATCGATAAGATCATGTACTACTACCTCTGGCGCGAGGACACGAGCGCGTGGCAGAACCCGGACGCCATCGTCGCCGTGCCCGGGCGCCCGGTCATCGATCACGAGCACTTCGCGTGGCACCCGGACAGTGACGCATGACTCCCGAGCTGGTCGTTGTCGTACCGACCCGGTCGCGACCGTTTCACGTGAAACGTGTCGTCGAGGCATGGCGAGCGACGGACGCGTTCATCGACGGGGCCGAGCTGCACTTCGCGATTGACGGCGACGACCCCGCGCATGACGCGTACGTCGAGCAGCTCGACGCGGTCCGGGACTGGTCGCCGGCCGCGCGCGGTGAGATCACGTGGTCTATGCGCGCGGCATGGGCGCCGCTCGTGCCGAAGTTGAACGCGGCCGCCGTGAGCCTGCTCGCCCCGTTCCCGGCGCCGTACGCCCTTGGCTTCGCCGGCGACGACCACCTACCGCGCACCCGCGGATGGGTCCGCAGGTACCTCGACGCACTTCGGGGCGGCGCCGGCATCGTCTACTGCGACGACGGATACCAGCACGACAACATCCCGACACAGTGGGCGATGCGCGCGGACTACGTGCGCGTGCTCGGCCGCATGGTGCCGGCCCCGGTCGCGCATCTCTACTGCGACAACGCGATGAAAGACCTTGGCGAGGCGACCGGCTCGCTCGCGTATCTGCCGGACGTGATGATCGAGCACATGCACCCGGTGGCCCGAGATGCCGCGGGGCAGCCTAAGGCGCCCACGGACGAGCAGTACGACCGCGTAAACAGTCGGTCGCAGTACGCCGAGGATCACGTCGCATATCGTCAATGGAAGCGACGCGGGCTGGCCGGCGACGCATCATTGATCAACGATCTGCGAATGGGAGAGACCGCATGAGTGACATCGTCGTTGCGATCAAGGACGGAATTCTTACCGGGCCGGACGGAATCAAGCACCGACTCGTCCGGGGCAAGACCCTCGCGCACGCCTCACATCCGGCCGTTGCGCTGAACCCGCGGGCGTTTGCGCCGATGGTCATTCACATCGTCGACGAGGCCGCGGCCGCGCCGGAGGTGGACGCCGAGGCGACACAGATCGCCGGCGAGCTGCACGACGCGCGCGCCGAGGCGGACGGGTACCGCGACCAACTCGCGGCCCTCGCCGAGTTGGTCGTCGCCCGCGGCCTCCCCGAGCACTTCGGGATTACCCCGGACCATCAGGGGTGGCTCGTCGAGGTTGTCGAGCACGCACTCGACGAAACCGACCAGGGCGCCCCGCGGGACGAGGGCGATGTTTCACGTGAAACATCGCCGGAGGTCGAGCCCGAACCGATCACCCCGCCCCGCGGCGCACGGAAGTCCGCGACCCCCCGGAAGCCTGCCTGATGGCAGGCTCATCCAACGTCCGCATCAAGGGTCTCGACGTCCTCGCCAGGAAGCTCAAGGCGCTACCCGAGCTGGTCGACAAGGCCGCTCGGCAGGCAGTGAAAGACGAGACCCTCGAAGTAGCGCAGGACATGCGGCGCACTGCCCCGCGGGACGACGGCGAGTTGATCGACGGAATTCAGACGGAGTTCTCGCCGGCGACGATCACGGGCCGCGCCGTGTCGACCGCTCGGCACACCACGTTCGTCGTGCACGGCACGAGCGACACGCCCGAGAACGACTTCATGACGCCGGCCGCCGAGCGGTCGCGCCGGCGCTTTCGCGGTCGCGTGGTCGAGCAGGTCAACGCTGAGTTGAGAAAGATCACCTGATGGTCCAGCCATACCTACGCCTCCCGCTCGCGCCACTGCAACGCGCGCTGGTGGCTCGCCTGCGCGGCGACGCCACGCTCGCCGGCCTACTCGCGCCCATCAAAGACCTGTCGCCGGCGACAGCCGCCGTTGTCGACCAGCCGGCCGAGGGTCAAGCCAAACCGTACGTACGTCTCGGCGACCACCTGTCGATCGCTGAGGGCGACCACACCTCGCACGGCCGGGTGGTCACTGAGACGCTGCACGTCTGGACGCAGGCGCGCAGCAACGCGCCCGGGCAAGTCATCGCGGACCGGATCGCGTGGCTGCTCGATCATCAGACCGAGGCACTCAGCGCGCTACTCGTCAGCGATGGGCATCGGTGCGTCCGGATCGTTCTCGAATACGATCAGGCTCTTACCGACCCGGACCCGCAGATCAGGCATCATGTACTGAGGTTCCGCGTCGAGACGACGCAACTGTCATAGGGAGAGTGGGACATGAGCGGTCGCGACGGATTCGGGACTCTCTTTCAGCGAGCGACCGGGACCGCCCCCGGAACGACGTACGCGGACATCGCGAACGTCACGAACATCGGGGGCCCGGACCGGACCCGCGAGACGATCGACGTCACGGCGCACGACTCGCCGGGCGGATGGATGGAGTTCCTCGGCGGACTGAAGGATGGCGGGGAAATCTCCCTCGACATCAATTACGACCCGGCGGAAACCACCCACCAGATCGACGACGACTTCGACGACGTCCTCCCGCGCAACTACCGGATCGTGATCCTGCCCGACACCATCGATGAGCACACGTGGCAGATCTCGGGCATCCTGACCGAGTTGGGCGACGAGTTCCCCTACGACGACAAGATGGCCCGGACGATGACGATCAAGATCACGGGTAAGCCGGTCCTGTCGGCGACCGGTTCATGATCGGCCAGGCGCTCCCGACGGTCGGCCGGATCGTTCACCACCGGGGAAAGCTCGGGTATCAGGTGGTCCGCCCGGCGATCGTCGTGGTGGACGTCAACACGCTCGACCCGCGGGGCGTTGAGGCCGGCGCCATTCCGGGACTCGACTCGCCGGAGCACGTGCACCTGAGGGTGTTCGCGGTAGAAGGCGAGTTCACCGAATACAACGTCGCCCCGGGCACAGCCCCGGGCGAATGGTCGTGGCCGCCCCGGCCGTAGTTCCGGCTAGGCTTTCGGCAGGCAGCATGCGCACACAGGGAGAGACGCGAATGACCAAGTTCCTTTCGGCCGAGGACATTTTCGAAGCCGACGACATCAATTACGACGAGGTCCCGTGCCCGGAGTGGGGCGGGACGGTTCGTCTGCGGTCCATCCGCGGCACACAGCGGGACGCGTACGAGCAGAGCGTGATCACGCACAACGGGGCAGACCGCAAGGTGAACCTCCGCAACGCGCGCGCGAAGCTGATCGTGCTGTGCGCCGTCGACGGAGAGGGTCGGCCGCTCTTCACGGCGGACGACGTCAACCGTCTCGGGGGTAAGAACGCGGCGCCGATCGATCGACTGTTCGACGCGTGCCGCAAGCTCGCAGGCATGTCCGAAAACGACGTCGAAAAGCTCTCGGAGGATTTCGGAGCAACCCGGGACGACGACGCTACTTCCGACTAGCGCTCGCTCTCGGGTGCACGACCGAAGAGCTACTCGCGAGGGTCACCTCTCGAGAACTCACCGAATGGGAAGCATACGAACGGGTCGCCGGCCCGGTCGGACCGGAGCGGATGGATTACCTGTTCGCGATGCTGGCAACGGTCATCGCGAACGCCAACCGAGCCAAGCGGACGCGACCTTACAAGGCCGACCAGTTCATGCCGAAGTGGGACGCCAAGGCGCCGGCCGAGCGCAAGCAGGAGATGAGCGGCGAAGACATGCTTAGGGCCGTGAAACGCCTGAACCGGACCATGGGAGGCTGACCGAATGTCGACTCTGGCAGATCTGTTGATCGAGATCGGGGTCGACTCCAAAGAGGTCGCCAAGGGCTCGAAAGAGGTCGAGAGCAAACTCAGTAAATCGTGGAAGGG